GCTAATTTGGTTAATAGCAGAGTAAACCTCTGGATCATTCGCAAGTGACTTAACGTAAAATGGTGTTACATCATAACCATTAACGTAGTCGCCACCGCATGACTCACGAAAGAAACCCCGACTGTAAGACTTATCTGAATTAACAGACAAGCCAGCGTCGATCAACACATTGACAACGGCATTGTAGTCTTCTTTGGGAACTATAATATCATCCCCAAATACCCCAGTAGTGGTGTAATCAATGTACATCGGCCTTTTGAGCCTTTGTGATTGACACGCATATACTAGAGCTAACAATGTGAGAGTCATAACAGGAAAAGTAAAACCATTTCCCATTGTACTCATCATGTTGAGTTCTGTGTAACCACCATCTGGTATAACTTTACACATAGGAGACCTACATGTAATAAACAAGTCATACCAAACTTTTGGCCAGAGGAGCTCAATTAAGAGCAATTGAATCAGGTCCGAAGCGGATTTTAAATCCAAAGTAGCCAACAGGCCACTTAAACTTCCATACTGAGCAAGCGCCTTATTCAGGTCAGCCTGCTTAGATATATCCAACCCCACGCAACGAAGTGCACCCTCAACATAGGCGCCAACACAAAGTTGTGCAGCCATGTTCATGAGTGGTTCTGTTGCTATGGTCCGTCTTGTGTCTTCATTCTTTGTAACAGTACTAAGCGAACTACCATCTACAATGGCGAAATACCAATCGTCATAAGCTTCACTCAAATCTGCATCCGTAAAATTCAAATCCGGACGGAAATCTGAAATCTGCTTCAGGTCTATGACTCTGAGACGATGATTTTTCAACCGTATTAGTTTTGCTAATTGTAGACAATTCCGAGTGACAGTTGGTCGTTCGACGCAGAGTTTATCTACGAAGTGTCGCGCTTCAGTACCACGGCTTGCGCCAGGCCCAAAACGCCACAAAGTTACCAAGTGATCGAGATCCAGTACCTCTTGTATACTGTCTCCATTTACGGATTTAGTATAACGCTGAAGAGCTGACTCAATGAAGAATCTAGCATCTGCAACGATTGCGGGTGAAAGATCAATAGGACGACTAGGGATGCTGCTATTAAGCTCGAGAAAATCTTTACGAGCAGAATAGTCCAAATCACCCGCATTAGCGCTAACTTCCATTTTCTTGGAAGCTCGCGACTTTTGACGAGTGACAGCAGCAAACTGATGTAATCCATTCGGATCGATGATCGAAAGTTCTTTTTGTAAAACATCATGAAAAGAGCGTAAGCGGTTATCGTTTTCAATTGGTGCCAGTGTTTTACACAATATGGCACCCGGTTTCACGCGTCTAAAATCCTTAGGTCCTAGTACTACGGACCTTTCAGGACTATACGGTGAGAAGATACTCTTCGATGGATTTTGAAGAGGTATCTCACCATGAATTTTGGACGTAATTGCACACATAGAATATCTCCTAATATGTCAAGGAAGGTTAAAGTGATTTAGCTAATACCAGTGTTAACGGTATCGCCTAAGCCAGCACTAATTTGATTTAAAGTGCCAACTGCAGCGGATATCATTGCACGGACATTTGCAATATCATAAGTCTCTGCACCAGCAGGCACTGTCACTGACACGTTAACCGTGCCAATTTCAGGTGTCTGATTTGCTGCAGGTAGTAGCCCTTTACGGACTATCGCCTTATAGACGTTGACTGGGATATTTTTGATCACACCCGTAATAGGATTCGCCTTAGGCAGCAACTTCATAAGAAGCGGCCGCCATAACGAAACTGTAAACGGTACTGACACTGAGTGTGTTGTTACGCCCGTCTGAGTACCGCCAAGCGCAGTAACAGCCCATTGCTTGCCATTGGCAGCAGGGGCCACATCTTGCGTGACGGTATAGGTCGGTGACGTGAAACCGGTTTGAGCACCACCGGTAATAGGTGAAGTAACAGCTAAAGTCATCGAAGGACTCCTTTTGTTGAAAAGCAAAACTCTCTTTCGAGAGGCCTAGGCCACTTATCTTCGCTTAGATACCAGGATGGAACCTAAGTTAAGCAGCTTATTTACCATTGTACTACCAGTTATCTCACTATACGTCTTAAAACGTAACGCACGGTGAGGCAGACTGGGAACGATCTTACGCTCAAAAGCATTAAACGAGTATGAGTACGGTTTTACGTTACTATCAAGGAGTGTCCACCCGGGTAGGGTGCCCACTTTTGTAATAACGATAGACTGCACAACTCTATAACGTTGAGAACGCGTCAGATATATAGTATTAGATGGAGGTGATGTAATCCTGTCATCCAAATAAGCTCCAACGGTGCTGAAATAATCCAACACCCATGAAAATGGGATCAACTCCCACCCCACTGAAGGCAAAGCCTTCAAGGAGAAGCCAAGCCTTTCTCTCAAACTGTAATCATTGGAAGATTGCAATAAAAGATTGTAGGCACCAGTATATCTATAACCATTTTCCACATGTCGGATAAGACGGTAATAAGGGTAAGCATACGCAGCATAGCTACCTAACGAATAATACGTTTGGTTACCAGTGCTCGAATACGACTCCCTAGAGCCTTTTGACACCTTCACATTTTCTTTGTCATAGCGATTTATATGATCGCCTACAACAGTGAGAAGTTGTTCAATGTCACCAACAGTGGGGCTGATTGCAAAGGAATATTGCAACCAAAGATCGCCTGCTAACGCAACAAGATCCTTTCGTGCTCGTTTACTTTTAATAGTAATCAAATCGAGCAACAACCGCTCCGTTAAGGCGGCGGTGGTCTTAATCAAGTCCCTTGTCTCTCGTATTTCCGCAAGGGGTACGAGAGCTTGGAAGTCCTGATAGGCCTCACCAAATTCGGTCTTGAAGCGTTTTACAGCTAGATCATCCATAGCAGGGGAAGCCGGCAAAGAATGCGGCTCTGCAGCTATGGTGAACGGTCCAGTACGAGTACCCCAGACTTCTTGCTTTTTTGCTTTGTTATAGCAGCGAGCATAGAATTCCATGGGTTGAATAACCTCGTGATGGAAACGTTTATACGGTAAACTGGCATCTTCCTTAAGATCAATTTTTACTTGATAGTCAGGATCACGCCAACCGTTTTTAACGTTTGTAGCTAGTTGGCTGGAGTATCTGAACTGCTGTACGCCCATTTCAATATAGACGTCATCAGTTCTTACACCTTCCAACTCAGTGAAACTTGTTATAGCCATAGGAATAGGCTCATCAAAGTTTCGACGTAGGAGTTTTAGACCAATGCAACTTTAACACCGTCAAATAAGACTGCAAAGCAGTCCCATTACGGTATGAGTCGACAACTGAACGCAAGTGAACTTCCAACATTCCACTCTCAATGAGAGATGCGGCAATTTGAGAAGCACGTTTGTTAAGTTTTAGACTCTTGATGAACTGAACGTCCGCTTTTTCTTTACGGACCAATTTCTCACCAGTTATGATTTGCATAGTATTTACTCCTAGAAAAGTACACGCACATGCGTGGACCCAGATAGTAGCGCTGAAAAGTGCACTAGTTTCTCTGGATGGGTTGTGGTTAATTTACTTCGAGCGCATGCTCTCAGATAGAGAGGTCATGTATTCTTTCTTTAGTTTCGCCAACATCTCGTCGATGGCAGCTTCATCCATTTTAAGCACCCACGGTACCCTATAAGAAGTATCAGCAATACTGTACTTCCCAAAGTTTACCATAAGTGAGTAATAGATAAAATCGCCCGATAGGAGTCGGTTAACGTAGAAATTACGTGACTCGCAAGAAAGTAGATTAGAAAATCCACTTCCAACTTGACTGGCTGATTTGTCACTCATCACAATACTCCTCCAGCATTGGTTTAACCGTTGCTGTGAACTCGCAAATTAACTGATTTAACGCGTCATTTACCTGCTCTTTTGGTGAATCATTACAACATATTACACAAGAAAAACTTGGTAATTGTGAAATAGTGATACCTATCGAACGATGGTTAGTGGCTTGTAGAATAGTCATAGCGGGCTCCAAAGAGTTAAGGGATGAGATTGACAC